ATGGTGCTCAGGATGTTTATTTAACTGGCAATCCTCAAATAACTTTTTTTAAAGTTGCATATCGCCGTCATACAAATTTTGCATTAGAAGCGATAGAACAAACTTTCAATGGTAATTCTGCATTTGGTTCTCGCGTAACTTGCCAAATAACTCGTAATGGTGATTTAATTAATCGTGTTTATTTTGTAGGCACTGTTACAAATCCATCTGATGTTGGTACTATTACTAGTGCTGGTAAAAATAATAATTGTGTTGCTTTAGTTCCTTATTTTGGTCTAAAATTATTAAAATCTATTGAGCTTGAAATCGGTGGACAACGTATAGATAAACATTATTCTGAATGGTTATACATATGGAATGAACTTTCATTACCTCAAGGAAAACGCGATGGTTATAAATTAATGGTTGGTGGTGATAAATACAATCGTTCTATTGTTTTACAAGCCAAGGAAAGTTATTCTGTTTATGTTCCATTAGAATTTTGGTTTTGTCGCAATATTGGTTTAGCTTTACCTTTAATAGCTTTACAATATCATGAAGTAAAAATAAATATTGAATTTGAAAGTTCATCAAATATGATTGATACTGGTCTAAATTATTCAAATAAAGGTTTAACAATGAAAGATTATAATAATAGCACTATTTCAACTGCTTCAGAACAACTAAATAAAGCATTTACTGGAACTATAGCTCTTACAAATTCTGCTTTATGGGTTGATTATATATTCTTAGATACTGATGAACGTCGCCGTTTCGCTCAATTATCTCATGAATATTTAATTGAACAATTACAATTTACTGGAGCTGATACTGTTACTGCTTCTCCTGCTAATTCATCATCATTAAAAAGTATTCGTATGAATTTCAATCATCCTTGCAAGGAATTAATATGGGTTATAAAACCAACTCCATCTACAACAGCAGCAGATGTTTCAACACCATATTGGAATAATTTTACTGATCGCACTGGTGATAATCAATATGTATTAGCTAAAAATCCAGTATTATCTGCCAAGATACAATTAAATGGAAATGACCGTTTTGCTGAACGCAAGGGTTCATATTTCAGTTTAGTTCAACCTTATCAACATCATGAATATACTCCTAATAACTTTAATAGTGGTATTAATGTATATTCTTTTGCTATAAAACCCGAAGAACATCAACCATCCGGAACTTTAAATATGTCTCGTATTGATACTGCTGTTTTATCAGTTGCTTCAAGTGTTGCGGGAACTATATACATATACACCGTTAATTATAATGTTCTACGTATATTATCTGGCATGGGTGGCTTAGCTTATTCAAATTAAACAAAACATACATATTTTTTTTCTTTATTAATAATATGATTAATATCATTAATATCATGATGATGTTTAGGATTTTCATATAAAAATTTATTTCTAGTTGATTCAACTGTTAATTTTAAAAATTCTAATTCTCTTTTATTAGTCATTTTTTTAAGTTCAATATCATGATTAATTTTAATACGATTAAATTTAATAATATCTTTAATTCTAATATTTTCAAAAATATTAATATCTTTAATTTCTTTATTCATATTCTCAACATTTTCAACTAATTTTTCAAATAATTCAATAGTTAAACTATTAGACATTGTAAAATAATCAATTAAATCTTTTTGTTTATTATAAGAAATTTTATAATTAAATAAAGTATCATGAATATTTTTAAGTTTTTCCATATTTTCACGATAATTTCTAAATTTAACAATTGAACTTAAAATAGTTAATAATGTTCCTAATATTAATGATACCATATTAATTATTAATGAAATTGTACTTTTTGAAATAACTAAACTCATTTCTGAGTCAACATTATCATTTTGATAATTTATTAATGTTAAACGAATTGCTTCAATAAATGTTGATACAGTTGAAATAATTAAAATTAATAAAGATATACGGTTATATCTAAAATAAATTAAATCATATTTTGCAGATATTATATATAAAGAAGTTGTAATTTTCTTTTTATTTTCTTTTATAGTTTTATATAATTTTTCTTTTCTATAATTAATATCATTATATATATCACCTGAATCAGTTTGTGATTCTGTATTTCTTTTATCATTAAATTCATATAAAGTTAATAATCTATTATCTTGAGACATTGGTGTTAATGGTGTATTAATATTAACAAAATCACTTCTAATTGTCGGTGAATATTGTTGTTGAGGATTATCCTCAATTAATACAATAACATCATCATCTTTTTCGGACATTGTATTAATAATTAAAAATAAATAAATTAATTATTAACAATATTATGATAAAAAATAAAAATATTATTATAATATCTTTAATAGTATAAGGACGTTTAATATAATGTTTTTTATTATACAATTGATTAATTAATGATATTGCATTAGTTACTGCACTTTCCATTGAAGTAAAATGAACTTTTCCATTACCATTATGAGTTCCTAATGTATAAATATTATCTGATATTTTATTATTTAAATATCCATAATTAGGAATTTTAATAAATGCACTTTCATTCGATTCCCATCTTCCATTATTATAATAATTATTTATAAATGATAATGTCGGAACTGGTAAATTTTTATAAATTTCATTTAATTGTCTATAAGTTTCATCAATCAAATCTTTTTTATCTGAACATTCATTTGCTGTTTTATTTATATTTTTACTTTTAATATCAGTCATAGTAATAACACAACTAATAACTGTTTTAGAATTCTTTTCTTTAAAATTCATATAATCAGATAATACAATTGCACCAATACCCCAATTAGTATTATTATGAAAACCATATATTTTTTTATCTAAATTTAATTTAAAATTCCAATGAAAAGTAATAGAAATATATTCATTATATTCCGTTTTATTTGCGTATAAATCTAAATTATTATTAAATAATTTTTTAATATTTTTTGAAGATTTTTGTATAATTGTGTTTAAATTTATTGGTGGAATTGCCATTATTAATTTTTTAGTGTAAAAAGTTTCATAATTTGCACTATTAATTTTAATAATAGAATTACTATTATCAATATTAGTAATGGTAGTATTTAATTTAAAATCAACATTTTTTAAATAATTTTGCCATACAATAAATAAACCTTCATCATTTGGCATTTTTGGTTGATATCCATTATATAATAAAGTTTCATTCAATACATTTAAAAAAGAATTTAGAGAAGTCTTATCTAAACCTCCCCCATCCATTAATCGACAAACCCGATTAATATAATTAACAGCTTTATCGCTAAAATTATTAATAGTTAAATATTCATCCATAGATGTATTTTTTGCATAATTTGGATTTCCAAGTAATTTAAAAAAATCAATAGTCATAATAAAACTTTCATTAATTGTAAAAATATTTTCTTTTATAGTTGTATTATATAAAATTTCAAAATAACTTAAATTATATTTAACAAATAAATCTGAAAATTTAACACCAATTATAGATAATATTGTTTTAAAATTAACATAATTATTAAAATAAAGTCTTGGTCCATGTTCAGAAAAATAATATTCATTTTCATATTTTTGTCTATTAACTTTATGACAACCACCAATAACTTTATCTTTATCAATAATCATAATTTTATCATTTTTATCAGCTAATGTAGCAAAAGTTAAACCCGCTGGACCTGAACCTACAATAATATAATCGTATATAATCATTATATAAATGAAATATTTTTTAAAAAAAAATAAATAAATAGATATGAATTATTTATTAAATATAGAATTAAATATATTTTTAATTGCAATATCTCTTGCTGTAATATATGCAATTACTCCAATAACATATAAATTATTAGTTATTCATAATAATATATCATTTGAAACTTATTTATTATTATCAACATTCATTTTATTCATGTGTAGTTTATTTTATTCTCTTATGTTCCATAATTATATAGATATATTTAAGGAAATATCAAAAATAAATTCAGATTTATTATTATTATTCATAATAAATATTTTTGTTGTTTCATTTATTAGTCAAATATTATTTCATTATGCAATAAGACATACATCAAAAATATCATTATTTACAATAATAACTGGATTTTATCCATTAATAACAATGATATTATCAATATTATTTTTAAAAGAAAAGATATCATTTAAAATATTATTTGGTTTTATGATATCAATGATTGGTATTATAATAATATTTATTTAAAAATTATGACATTGTATTGTTTTATTTCCATTTTTATGGAAATCATTAAGAACTAAACAATCAACAGCAACTTCTTGCATTAATTGATATAATATTAAAATCTTTTTCATTTTTTCAATAGATTGTTTATAAATATATTCATCAATATTAATAACACCAGTAGCATCTAATTTAGGTTTTTTAGTAGCTTTGCCAGTTTTTTTATCACCTGCTGGTTTTATTGATTTTAATTCAGCTTTTAATGTTTTTAATATTAATTTATTTTTACTATCTTGTTCATCAATAATAGAAAGATTATTATTATATTGTTTATTTTCATTTTCAAGTAATTCAATTTCATCTTCATTAGTTTTTGAATTCTTTTTTAATTTAGTTAATTTTTTATTATTTGCAGTTATTTTAGCTTTATTATCTTTAATAGCATCTTTATTTGATTTAATTAATTCATCAATTTCAGTTATTTTATTTTCAATATCAGTTATTTTATCAATATCAACAGCTCCATCATTAATTACCTGAGGTAAATTACTAATATATCTGTGAATAGATACATCCCATTCTTTTTTATTTAAATCAGCATGAGAACAATAACGTGCAGCACGTCCAATAGTTTGTTTATCACTAGCCCAAGTAATTAAAGGTTCAAAAATATGAATATGTCTAACAGCTTTAAGGTCAAGACCTTCGTTATAAGTTTGAGATGCTAAAAATAATTTAACATAATCACCATTTTTATTAAAAGAAGCATTATATAATTGACGTAATTCAGACATATCTTTATTTTTATCAACACCTAATTGAGTAGTTATAGCTAAAATATATCTTGGTTTTTTATTATCTTCTGTTGGATTATTAAAAATCTTAACAGCTTCACTAGGTGTTAATTTTTCATAACCTAATTTATCAAGTTCTCTTGCAATAGCTAAAATACCATGACCACCATAACCTCTATTTTCATAAAATGCAGAATAGATATATTGTTTATGGTCTGAATATTTAGGGTCATTAACAGTATTTAATAATTGTTCTAATTTAGCACTAAAATCATGTAATGATAATCCTTTTTCATAATTATAAAGCATATTTGAATAACGACGAGCAGCTGCCCAATATTTATTTAAAGAATTTGCTTTAGATAATTTATCATAATTTTTAGCAGTTTCTTTAACTTCTTTATAAGCAGTAATATATTTTTCAAATTGTTTTGAAGACATATCAATATATTTAGGTTCATTGTCGATAACAACGGGGAATTTGCTGGTATCGCTAGACATATCAAAATAAGAAATAAGACCTCTAGTTTTTTGTTTAAATAATTCAGGGTCATTAATATCTTCAAAAAATATTTCTGAAGTATTATTATCTCTAATAATATTTAATAATTTCATAATTTCATCAGTATTATCACCTAAAGTAGCAGTTAAAATAAATGTTTTTAAATCTGGAAATTTTTGAGAAGAATTTAATAATAATTTTTCTAATAATGAATATTGTTTTTTTTGTGTTATAATTGGTCTAAATAAATTATGAACTTCGTCAATAATTAAAACACAATTATTTAAATTAATGGATTTATTCATAATTCTATTAGCTAACATAGCAAATGTTAAGAAACGTATATTATTTGATTTAAATTCTTTTCCTACATCTTCTAAAGATTTATTATAAAATCTTGGAAATAAATTCATTGCACATTTATAAAATTCATGAGGTGGATTACTAGAAAGTGCATTAACAGTACTGCAATAAATAATATCTTTACCTGAACCCCAGAAACCATCAATTATAGCTGTAGCAGTGCAAGTTTTACCACTACCTGTGGAATGCCATAATAACATACCTTTTTTAGGTAAATTATTAAGAGTAATTAATTTACAAATATTATTAACAATAGATTGAGGAACAGTTGGTGGTTTATTAATTTTATTATTAGATTTAGAACTAGAAGCAGAACCAGAACTACTAATATTAGAACTAATTATAAATGAACTAGTTTTATTAGTATCAACAAAGAAATCAGGGAAATAAATTTTATAAATCTTATTCATAGCATTATCATCTTCATTATGAACATTATAATATTTTTTATAATCATTTAATAATGTTTCATTTTTAACATATTTTTTAAGTTCATTATATTCATCTTTAATATTAGGGTCTAATATTCTAATAATATTTTGAAGATATAAATAATGTTCTTTTATTAAATCAGTATTATAAAAATCAAAATATTTTGGAAAATAATTAAAATATAAAAAGTCAAATTCTTTTTGTTCTTTACATTTATTATAATCATTTCTAAAATCTTCAAATTTATTTTGATGACGAATATATCTTAATAATTCTGTTTCATCATCTTTATAATTTGGATTTAATTTTGGAATAATAGCTGATAAATATTTATTATAAATAGATAATAATTCATTATTATAATAATCAGTTAATGCTTCATCAAAATATTTTGGAAAATAAGCTCTATATAATTTATGTAATTCATCAACATCATAAGAATTTGATTTAAATAATTTATTATAATCAAGTTTAAATGTTAAATAAGAACCTGGATTATTTAATAATTTTAATATAACAGCTTCATCATCTTTATTATTTGGATTTAAATTAATAATTAAATAAACAAAATAAAGATAATAGATACGTTTATTTAATTCAATAACATCATCTTTATTTTTAGGAACTGTAAAATATTTAGAGAAATATTTATAAAAAAGATTATAAATACGAGAATATCTTTTATCTTCTTTATATTTTTTACCTAAAACAATTTGTTTTCTTAATTCAGATTTAAAAATATTATAATCTAATTTATAAACATCATATAAACTAGGGTCATCTAAATATAATTTTATTTTATCTTCATCATGTTCTGGACTTAATTCAATTATATCATATTGAACATATTCAATAAATTTTTTCTTATATTTAGTTATATAATCTTCTTTTGGCATTACTTCAATATTAACACTTCCACTAATATTATCATCATTTGATGTTTCATCATTCTCATCATTTATTACACATCTATTTCCTTTTCCAATTAATTCTAAGGTTTCAGGTGCATTTTTACCATTATAAAAATCATATAAAGACTTTTCTAAATTGCTTATATCAATTTCAGAAATAGGAGAAGAGACGGAAGAAGCTTGTTTATTATATTTTTCATCATCTTTATGAACTTTCATTAATTTTTCTTTGGATATACAATCTCTTGTAAATTCATTTATTTGTTTAAAAGAACATTTTGGATTAACTTCACATGTTTTTTTAGCTCTTTTAATATTTTTACTTGTTATACTTCCATTTTTATAATTCTTTTCACGTAAAAATTTATTACTTTCTAATAATTTACCACATACAGCATCTGTTTCATCTACCCAGCAATTTCCTTTATCGAATGTATTATGTCTATTAATTGTTTCTCCTACCCAAAAACCATTTGATTTTTCACATCTTTTCTGAGTATAAATATCTTTATAATATCTATCATATTTATCTTTTTTATAAGAAACATCTGGAATTATTAATTTACAATTTTTCTTTTCATCAAAACTATTATCTATTTTAAAATTTTGAACATCTGAATATTCATATGGATTTTTATCTGGACGTTCATATTCATAAACAGAAATATCATTACATGTTTTTTCACGTTTTAATAATTCTTCTTGAATTCCTTTATATCCTTTAATTTTTGAAGAATTCATTTAATAATAATCTATTTTATAAGCATATAAAAATTATAAGTATTATAAAATAACTGAAAAATAGTATAGTAGGATTAGGCATTATATGAATATTATTTGTTATTTCAAATATATAATCAGCCAATTCATCAACTCCAACATCAATTATAGTATGTCTATTTTTAATTAACCATTTACATAATTTTCTTTTATAATGAAATGGTCTTTTCTGAATAACATTTCTTTTTAATGTTGTTGTTTTTGATAATAAATATACAGCAACAGATGCTGTAGTTGGTTCTAACATATGTATAGAAGTTATAAACATAACTTATATAACTATATAAAAATAATCACATTTTTTTATTATATAGATGGATCATATAATAATGTTTCTAGGTATTCTGGCAATTCTTTACATTTCTTCTTTGTATATTTATTAATAATGCTTATAATTTCATTAATTTCTGTTATTTTAAATTTATGATTTTTTGCTTTTCTACTATACCAATCATTTTTACCTTTTCTAATATAAATCTTTAATTTCTCTTCTTCCGTAATATCATATTTAACATCTAATATTATACCTTCATTTGTTTGTTTGAAACCTTCAATATGAATAGTTCCATTATGTTCTTTATCATGACATTCTTTACAAATATTAACTAAATTATGTTTTTTATTTTTATGAAAATTTTCAAAAAAACCATTTTCATTACTAAATGTTTGATAATTAATATGATGAGTATCTTCACTTTTATTTTTATTACAAATTTGACAAATATCCATAAATAATAATGAATTATAATTAGATGTTTTAGTTTCTACAAGTTTTGAATTAATTCCCATTATTTCTTTTCTTATTTTTTCTGCATTTGTCATAAAATTTAATGGCATATCCAATGATTTACATACTTCAATTCCATAAATATTAGAACCTTGACCTTCTTTTAATTTTCTTTCATAAATAATTTTATTATCAGAAGTTATTTCAATATGCATATGATAAATCTTTAATTCTGGTCTATCTTTAATTAATGATATTGTTGGTAGTTCGTGTAAATGACTTGTAAAAATAAATGATACTTTCTTATTTAATAATTCATTAATTGCAGCACTAACAATACAAATTCCTGAAATTGCTTCTGTTCCTGAACAAATTTCATCACCAATAATTAAACTATTTTTATCAGCTCTTTGAATAATATTTCTTAATTCTGTCATTTCAACAACAAAACTGCTCATTCCTTTATAAATATTATCATTTCCACAAATTCTTGTCATAATATGATTATATGGATAAAATTTATAATTAACTGCTGGAACATACATTCCGGCTTGTGCCATGATTACTGATAATCCTATAGCTTTCATAAATGAACTTTTACCTGATGCATTAATTCCATATAATAAAATCCCATTTTGATTTAATTCTATATCATTACCAATATATTCAACATCAGTTATAATTCTTTCTATAATTGGATGTCTCAGATTTTCAGCACTTATAAAAGAATTATCAGTTGTTAAATCAATTGATGGTTTATAATAACAAAATTCAAACGCATTTTTAGCATTACAACAAGTAATATCAATATCAATTAAATTTTTTATAATAATATCAATATCATTATTATTTGTATTAAAGAATGATAATAAGAATTCATAATATCTTGAAATAACAATTGAATTAATATCATTTTGTGTTTTTCTGATTGTATTAGAAGCATTAGTAATATCATAAGAAGTTAATTTATAAGAATTAGTAGTTGTTAAAAGTTTTTTATCAAATTTATTCATATAAATAATATCTTTTTTAGATGCATTTTCAAATCTTTTTTTAGTTATAATAATAAAATAACCTTCACTTTCATTATAATCAATCTTACATAACGAATCATTAATATTACTAATTTTATTAGAAATAATAACTAATTTTTCATAAGCATTTTTATATTTTAAATTTAAATCATCTAAATCTTTATAAACACCTTCATTAAAAATATTAGTTTTAATATCATTAGTATTATATTTAGAACATTCATCTAAATTTAAAATAGAATAACTTGAAATAATTCTATTAGCATTTTCAATTAATTCTGGTTCAGTTAATTTAAAAACTTCTAATGCATTTTCTAAAGAAATCGCGAAACTATTCCATTCACAAGGTTGTAATTTTTTTAGAAAAATCTTTTTTTTAATTCGTTCTAAATCATTAATATTAGAAAGATATTTATTAATTTCTTTATATTTTCCATCAATTAAATAATTTTCAATATTATTATATCTTTTAATTAATTCTAATTTATTATTAATCGGATTTAAAAACCTTTCTTTATATATACGAGACCCAAAAGCCGTTTTACAACGATTAAGAATATCAATCAAAGGTTTTTCATTATTATTATTACTTATGATATTTAATTGAAGAGCACTATTAAATTCAATGGCTAAATTTTTAGAATTATCAATCAATTCAGGAATTTGTAATTCTTTAATAATTTCATTATTATGTTCATATGCAAATTGAAGAAGACAACAAAAACTTAAACGACCCAATGAATATTTTTCTAAATTGAGATATTCAATAATAGATAACATAGATTTATTAATAAATGATTTTTCAAGAATTTTATTTTGATAATCTATTTTTTTAATATCAGTATTTAATTCATAATCTTCCCATTTTGTATGAATAAGACAATTATTATTAATAACATTTAAAATAGTTTTTTTAGTATTATCATTTAATTTATCAGAAAGAATAAGAATTTCACAAGGATTATAAATAGTTATTAATCTATATGTCTCATCTAATGTATATTGAGGGTCTGATTTTGAACTAGCATTTTCATAAATAAAAGAACGTCCAGTTGTTAAATCAACACCAGTAATTCCAACAATTAAGATATTATCAATTTCTTCATAATATAGAACCATAATATAATTACTTTTTTTAGAATTAATATTAATATTAGTTGCTGGACTTAAAATTTCTGTTATTTTTCTTTGAGGTTCAGGAGGTTCTGTTACTTGTTCAATTAAAACAATTGTATAATTATTTTGCAAAATTAATTGAATATATTTATTTAAGACATATAATGGAAATCCACACATAATAGGATTATTGCGTGAAACTTCTAAAATTGATTTATTTTTTCTTGAAATTTGAATATTACAAATATCAGAAATATTATATAAATATCTAGAATTAGCATCAATTGAATACAATTCAAAAAAAGAACCCACTTGCATCATGATGATAGTATTTTCTCCATATTTATTACGATATTCATCAAGATAATTTAAATAATCATCAATAATCATTATATTTTCATCTTATTTATAAGATTAATCTTTATATAAAAATAAGAGTTTTATGTATAAATATGAAATTGAAACAATATATAAATTACATGATATTAATAAAATATTTAAATGTGTAAAAATTATTGAAGAATATCCTAGCATATCTCAAAAAACAATAGTTTTTAACTATATTGGAAATATTAAACATTCTACAGTTGCAACTGTAGGAAGTCAAAAAAAATATAAAAATCTCAAATTCAAAAAAAATGATTTAAAGAGATTAATAAGAAATCTTTAAATAAAAATAAATATTATTAAATGAAGATGTATATTTATGTATAAATTATTCAATTCTTTTATAAGAAGCTAATAATTATTATAAAAAAAAAATATAATAATATTGATAATAATCATATATATTTCAAAAAAATTTTTGAAATATAACTTATTTTTTTACATTTATTAAAGAAATATGACAAATATTCAGTATTTTTGAATATGATTATTTTGGATTTATTTTTTTTTAGAACTTCTTTTACCACCTATTTTTGAAGTTTCAGGTTCAACAAGATATTTTTCAAGATTTTCAATATCAAAATCAACACTTTTATTTGTTTGAGGATTATCATATTCATATTTTAATACTTCTTGTTCTCTAGCTGTTTTAACTATAGTTTCAATTTTATTATTTGTATCGACGACACTTTCATTAAAATGTTCCAAATGTTTATGATACAAACCTTTAATTGAAAGATTTGTATTCTGTTTAATATCTGTTAATAAATTTTTTACTGCAACTCCTATTTTATCAAATGTTCTATTATTAATATGTCTTGCATATCCTGCTAATCCAACTAATGCACTATTAAATTGATCCTGTTCATATGATAATATACCATATTTATTTTTTTTATTATTATAACATTTATAATTATCTTGTTTATCTAAAAATATAGCATATGATGCATGTAATATTTCAAATTCATCAGATGCATATGATAATGATGGTATATATAATACATTAACACCAGTATTAATAACAGCTCTATACATTGTTCCAGTTTTTTTTCCTGTTGTTTCATCTATTCCAAGATATCTTTCAGAAGAATCATAATTTAATGATAAAGAACCAATTCTTGTATTAATATATGTTCCTTCATTTATTCTATATATATTAGGACCACCTGTAATTAAAGCATCATCCTTTTTATGTAGGTTAATATAATCAAAACCAACAGCTCTATAGCAATATATATCAGTTTTACATGGTGGAGCACCAGCAATTATATTATCAATATCGTTAATAAATTGACGCATTACTTCGTCCCATTCTCGAGGTTCTACTAAATCAGAAAAAATACTCAAACTATTAGGTTCGGCTCTATCAATTTCATTATTTTCAAGGAATTGCCAATATTGGTCTATTTTAGTTACACCATCTCCATATTTATTAAGTAATGTAGTGTTTGTTTTCAAAATATCTTTAATTTTATTATTAAACCTATTCATTCCAATAACATCAAAGATTTGCTTGAAAAATGAATCTCCAAAACCAAATTTTACTGGAGAATTGTTATATTTATCCACGTATTCAGTATCATATTTACCTACCCAACTGCCGTCTTTTGGTATAATATATGTTTTCAAATTTTCTTCACTTATCATTTTACTTGCATATGCTGAATAAAAATGAAAACATGATTTTTTTGTATAATCATTTATTATAATTTTATCTGTAATACTCATACTTTGCATAAATTCATATTGTTCTTTCATAAATTCTGGTAAATTTTTAATATTATCAATATATTTTTTTTCATATGCTTGCACAATTTCTTTATTATATCCTGAATGAGAAAAATCTTGTTTTGTTACTGATTCTCCTTCCTGATTAGTATCAGATTTAGCACGCATACCGACTTTTTTTAAATCTGATATTTTATATTTACCATGTTCATCATGGTTTAATATATTAATATCTTTTTCATTGTGTTTTCTTTTATGTCTATCAATATAATCTTTGAGATTTGGACCAAGTATTTTTTCATCCTCAATACTATAATTAAAACTTGGGGCAGGAAACTTACTCTTTTCAAAATAATATTGTAAAAAAATATCATCTTCATTGCGTGTCATATCATTACCATAAAAGGAATACATATATTTTTTAGAACTTTTATATGTTGTATTCATTAATGAAATAGTATTTCTTAAATGTATAAAATCATTTACAAGAGTTGGAGTGTTACAAATATCTAATACTTTATCAGAATATCCTAATATTGCACATGTATTTAAAGCGGTTTTATCTGCACCACCTTTATGTGTTTTTTTTTGTGTATATATAACACCATTATTAGTTGCATCAAATAAATCTAATAATTTTTTTGTTCTTTGTATTTTTTTAGCCATATCTCCACCTATTATTTTATTAAAATAATCAGTATAATCCCCTTTTAAATTTTTAGATAAATTATAGTTTTTTGTATTTTTAACCATAACTTTAAATATAATACTATCTTATAATATACAAAGATTATTAATTTTAAATAAATAAAAATATAATACCTAATGATTTAAATATTTTTTTTAGTAATATAAAAATCAATAAGAAATATTAAATGTTATAATTATATAGAAATTGGAACTTTCACAACTGGACTTAAAAATAATTATTCAGGTGTAACATATCAATATAATATATATCAAGTTAGAACAGGAACTTATTTAATTCATTATGAAAATATTGATTTATATACTTGGGTTTATATTTAAAGAGATTATTTTTATTTGCAATTATAAATCATTTAATTGTTTTATTTAAGCTAATAATATTAAAGATATTTAAGGAATTCTTATTAATCTCTTTAAATCTTTTTGTATATATAGTATAAAAATAAAAATTGATATAATATTATTCATTATAATCATATTATTATAATGGATTATAGAAAATTAAATGATGATGAATTAATTGAATTGTGTAAAGAAAAAGGAATAGAATATTATAATTCTAAAACTAAAAAGAATTATGCAAAATCAACATTAATTTCTCGACTTAATAAAACTATATCTGAAATAGAAATAATTAAAGATACTAAAAGAGAAGAAGAAGAAAATGTAAATATTGAATATAAAAATGAAGTCATATGGACGTTATCAAATGAAGATAAGAAAAATAATGACGAATATAAAGAAATTGAAAATAAATTAAAAAGTTGTATTCGAAGTTGCCATAATTATTTATATTCTAATGGTTCAATTGTAGGTAATGAAGCATCAAATGATATTGTATTATTATTTATATTAAAAGTTATCAATTATTTATATATTTCTAATAAAGATATTATTATTAATAAAATACAATCATTATCAGATAATAAAGATTATAATAAATATTTAGATTATTTGTTAGATATTAATAATCTAAAAAATATTAGTTCAGATAATGATATTAATAGTCAATATGAAGATTATATGGATGATGTAATAAGAGGTAAATTATTACCTTTAATTTTTACAGAAGATAAAGATTTTGCTTTAAATAGTAAAAGTGAAGAAAATAACATTATTAAAATTATTAATGAATTTAATAATATTATTATAGATGATATTACAATAAAATCATTTTCAACTATTAGTATTTATGAATATTTTAATTCTGGATATGAAGGAAAATCTAAAAATAAAAAAATGGGGCAATTCTTCACACCTAAAAAAATTATTAATTCTATTTTATATGGATGTAATTTTAAAAATATGATAATTAATTTTTCTAATCCAACTATTTATGACCCTTGTTGTGGTACTGCTGGTTTATTATGTTTATTATATAATAATTGTAGTAATATTAATAAAAATAATATTTATGGATGTGAAATATCAAAAGATACTATTAAATATGCTATTTCATCATTAATGTTATCAACTAATAGTTTATTTGAAAATTTAAATAAAGGTTGTGCTTTATCAAATAATAAATTTATATTTCAAAATAAAAAATTTGATGTTATTTTCACAAATCCTCCATTTGGAACTGATAATAAATACAAAGAATTAAAAAATAAATTTGATAAAAATAAACCAGAAAATTTTAATATTAAATTTGAGGATATATATCCTATTAATTGTAATAATGGAGTAAATCTATTTCTTATGAATATTATTTATTCATTAAATGATAATGGTATTTGTGCTGTTATTGTTCCAGATGGTGAATTAATTTATAGTAAATCATTATTTAATATGCGTAAATATATTATTGATAATTGTAAAATGTTAAAAATTATTTCAATTGAAAGTAAAGCGTTTGAATATACACAAATAAAAACAAATGTTCTTATTTTTCAAAAACAAAAAGGAGAAGACAATTATAAAAATGTAGAATTTCTAGAAATTAATAAAGATTGCAATCAAGTTAAATTAATTGCAGTTACAGATTTAGATAAATATTATACATTTAAATTAGAAACAAATAATAATGATATTATTGATTATGAATTAAATAAAGATATTGAAATTAAAACTTTAGGTGAAGTTTCTATTATTCATAATGGTAAAAGAATTGTTAAAAATCAAGTTGATACAGGCGAATATCCAGTTTTAGGAGGTGGTGGTTTTACATCATTTTATACAAATGAATATTCAAGAGATGGTAAAAGTTGTAAAATAAGTAGAGAAGGAATGTCTTTACATAATTGTGTAATGATATTAAATCAAAAATATTATTTAAATAGTCAAGCATTTACAATTATTTCAAACAATGATAAATTAATTGATAATTATCTATGGTATTATTTAGATAGTATCAAAGAAATTATATATAATTGTGGTAGAGGAGCAGCACAAAAAGCGATTGATATTGATGAATTTAAATTAATAAAAATCCCTATACCATCAATTGAGAAACAAGAAGAAATTGTTAAATATTTAGATGAATTAGATAATAAAAATACATTATTTGAATATATCAATAATAGATTATTTGAACTATTATTAAACAAAACTGATATTTATGATAGAATTGAATTATTTAATAATATTGAAAATACTAATATAGATATTAATAATAATATTAATAAATTAAATGAATTAAATAATTATAAATTAAAAATTGTTAAATATAATCCAACAACTGAAATTAAAAGTTTAAATGAGGTTTGCAATATTTCATATGGAACTAGAATTGTTAAAAAAGATTGTGAAAATGGCGAATATCCTGTTTATGGTAGTGGTCGTCCAATGTTTTATACTAATACATTTAATAGAGAAGGATATAATATTTTAATTGGTAGATTTGCATTATCATTAGAATGTGTAAGAATAATTAATGATAAAATATTTTTAAATGATAGTGGATTATCAGTTAAATCAAAAATATCAATATTATTAGATAAATATTTAGGTTATTATTTATTAAGTAATAAAAAAAATATATATGATTTAACAAATGGTGCAGCACAAAAAAATTTAAACATAGAAAAATTTAATTTAATAAAAATCCCAATACCATCATTAGAAGTTCAAAAAGATATTATTGAATATTGTGATAATAATTTAGAGATAATTAATAATCTTAAAAAAACAATTGAAAATAATAAAAAGATGATGAAAGAATTATTTCAATAATAATCATCTCTTTTACCTCCGTAAAAATACCATAAACTCATATTTGGTATTTTTTTATCATTACTTACTAAATATTCCAATTTCTTATTATCTCTATTTATTTTTCTTAATTCTTTTTTATAAGTTTTAATAATATCAATACATTCATATTTATTATAATAATATGGACATTCTTCTTCATTTATATAAGTATCTTTAAAATTGAAATTTTGCATTTCTAATAATTCATTTATATCTGGCAAATTAATATTTTTATTCAAATTTTTATAAATATTATAATCTTCAATATTATGAATATTATTAAATTTTAATTGATTTATTATTTTTTGAACTGTCCATTGATTAGCTTTAACTATTATATTATGTTTCATAGTATTTATATTAGATTTTTCATTTGTATCTTCAATTATTTCATAATCATCTGATTTTATTAATAATTTATCAGATAAATCTTTATTATTAATTTTATCTAATTTATAACATTTAATTTTATCATATTCCAATTCAATATCTAATAAAAGATATTTAAGGACATTCTCAATTTTCTTATATTCTTTTTCAACTTCATTATTAAAATTTGTTGGTAAAATTACCCGTAAATATTTATCATTGCAAATTCTCGTGCCTCTTCCAATTGATTGAATTATATCTTTATCTGAATATTTATAATCATTGAAATAAATTATATCTATATTTCTGTTATCATATCCCATTGAATATTTAGCAACAACATAACCAATAGATTTTTGATTTTTCTCAACTTCTGATTCAAATTCATTAATATTATTATAATAAATAATATTTTTTCCTAATTCTTTTTTAATATTTATTAAATTTTTTTTCTTAATTTCTTGATAACTTTCATCTTCGCTAATAGAACAATCATCATTAATTATTTTTTCATTTTTAATAAATTCATCATTAATTAAAATATAAGGTTTAATATCAATTTTACCTGTATTAAATGCTTTTAGATGATATAAATAATATAAATAAGCACTGATACAGCTATTATGAAAACTTAAACCCTGTTTTCTTTCATGATTAGGTTTATTAAAAGTATTAAAAATTAAATCATTAAATTCTATATTATTTTTATTTATTTCTCTATCAAATATTTCAACTTCAATTTTTGCCAAATATCCTAAATCTATTAATTCCTTAAATCGGATTGGTTCATATAATTCTCCATAAATTTTCTTTTTATTTATAACAAATTCTTTATTTGGACTGGCAGTTGTAAATAATCTATATTTAATATAATTATTATCATTTATAAAAAATTGCTTAATATCATTATCAATATCTATAATCCAATTATCTAACGTGAAATGAGCTTCATCAAACCAAATAAATAAATCTTTAATATTATTTTCAATAATTAAATCATAAACATTTTTATAAGATTGATAACAATAATTATAAATATTACAATCAATATTATTTAATAGTGTAATATATTTATTATTTTGTTTTTTTATTGTAATTCTAGGTGAAAATATTAAGATATTTAATGGTTTAATTTTAGAAAATACATTAAAGGCTATTTGTGTTTTACCAGCACCAGTTGCTAAACATAAATAAATTTTATTATTTTTTATTAATTCTTTTTCAATATAATTAATAGCATTTATTTGATAATCTCTCAATATTATTTTTGTCTTTTCTTTTTCTTTTTCTTCTTTTTCTAAATTAAATAATTTTTTAATTAATTTTAAATAATTATTAATAATAATATCATCATAATTTTCTCTATTTATTCTAGTTAATTCATGTTCATTAACTAATTTAAATTTAATATTATTTTTTAATAGAAATTCATCTATTTTATCAATAATAGTAATATCATAAAATTCAGTTCCTCCATTAAAATAAACATTTAATTTCTTAAATTTTATTTTAATAATATTATCAATATATTTTAATTGTTTATCATTATTATCTTTAAAATCTAATTCAAATATTTTAATGAATTTACCTCTAATAATTTCACCTGTAATATAAGAATTATTTCTATCTTTTATAGATTTAGTTATACCAACTTTATAAATTTTTTTTAATTCACACCATTCATTATTTCTTATGTAAATATATCCTTTCATTATTTTTTACAAATAATCAATAAATATAATCAATTTTTATAATAATTCAAATTAATATTTAAGGATTATTTGGTAAAGTCTTTAAATAGATTTAAAAAATATTATTAGATAATGGAAATAGATAATGAAGATGTATATTTATGTATTTGTGATAAAAAATATGTAAATATTACATGTAATTATAAATTATTCAGTTCTTTTATAGAAGCTAATAATT